AGGACGACTGAAAGCGCCCCGGCCCGGTGCCAACTCAGCGCTTCACCGTCGCTTCGCCGCCGCAATGCGGGCACCAGTCGTGATCGATGACCCCGGTGCCATGACAGGCGGGGCAGTCCTTCAGCTCCGGCTCATCCCGCGGCGCCACCCAGCGCGGCCTGTATTCCCAACGCGGCTCGCGCGGCAGTTTGGGTTCCTGCTGGCGGTAGATCGGCCCCCGATTTGGCGGATGTTTCGGCTGTTTCGGCTGTTTCGGCTGTTTCGGCTTCTCCGGCTGTTGCTTTGGCCCCTGCCAGCGGGTTTTCCACGGGTAGACCCGGCCAGCCATCCTGGCGGCCCGCTCGATGTCCTTCAGCACGGCGAGCAGATAACCGGCCTGGGCCCGCTTATTATGGATCGCGTCACTGATCTTGTGGGTCCGCTCCCACTGCTCGATCCGCCACCAGATCTGCGCCGCGCGGGTCCGCGACAGCCCCAGCCGCCGCGCCATCTCGGCCATCGTCGGCATCTCCCCGGTGGCCAGCGCATAGCGGCAGATCTCTTCCGAGAGCTGCTGCATGCGCGGCGTCCACTCGGTCACAGCCGCTCGATCGCGTGGCTGATCCTGGCATGCATGCGGATTGCCAGCTCGGCCAGCGTGGTGGCGTCGGCGCGCACCCGATCGAACATCGGCAGCCCCTCGGGCTGGTCGGCCGCCGGCTTGGCCAGGGTGGCTTGATCGGGGAAGCCGACGATCTGGTCGCAGAGTTGGTTGAGCAATTCCTCGACCTTGAGCAGCCCGTCACGCGCCTGGGCGAGCTGATCGACCGCCCGCCGGCTCGCGCCCGGGGGCTTGGTTGGCTGGACGCCGATCGACGCCTCGATCGCCCGGTTCAGATCCTTCTCCAGGCTGTCGCGGATCTCGCTGCGCTCAGCCATTGATGTCGGCCTTGCCGAGTTCCTGGTCGACCTCCAGCTCGACCTTTTCGAGGCCGCGCTGGATGGCTTCGAGCGCCGTGGCGATGCGCGCCAGGGCCTTGGCGCAAGCCATCACCGAGCCGTCGATCTCCTCGGCCCAATCGCCGATCGTCGCCATCGCCGCCAACAGGGCGTCGGCGTTTTGCTGCGTTTTGTCTTCACTCATGTCGATCTTTTCTCCAGATTAAGTTGGGTTACGCATCTTCTGCACATGCCGGTGGATGGCGTGGTTGCGCAGTAGTTTCTTCACCGAGGCGTGGCTGTGGTCGGCCGCCTCGCGCCGATCGGCGGGGGTGTCGAACATCGCATCGAGGGTGATGAACATCATCGAGTCGAGCAGCGTGAGCATCGTCGCGTTGAAGCTGTTGGGGGTGTCCATGTCGTGCTTTTCGCAGAAAAGGACCGCCTCCTCGCCGAGCGCCGCGGTCGCGGCCGCCGCGATCTTGGCAATTTCCTCGGCCTGCCGCTGGGTGAGCTTGCCCATTATTCGGGGTCCACCGGATGGCCGGCGGCCCACAGTCGCTCGACCCGGCCGGCGCGGCGCACCGCCAGTCGATCGCAGCGATTGTTGCCCTGGTGCGGATAGTGGATAAAGCGGGGGAAACCCGGGCGGTTGCAGTGAGACACCATTAGCTGCAATCTCTGGCCGCAACGCGGGCAGCCATAGTCGTGATTTGAGAAGCTGTCAGCGTCTTCAGCGGTGATCAACTTGCCGCCCGGCAGCATGGCAAAGGGGTTGCGCATATGTCCTCCTATCCACGAGGTGCACCGTGACAGCCACTAGAGAGACGGTCAAGGGCGAACCGCGGATGGCGAAGACCCAGAAGACGACCAAACGGCGGTGGCTGCCGCGCCACGACATCTTTGCCGCGGCGATCGTCTCCGGCCGCTCGATCAAGGACGCCTTCGTCCTGGCCGGCGGCGCCCGGCACGACGGCGGCACCCAGACCTCGCAGACGTGGCTCCGATGGCCGCCGATGATCGAGCGGATTGCAGTGCTGCGCGCCGAGCGCATGAACAGTCTGGCGCTCGACAAGGATCAGGTGATCCTCAACCTCGTGGACACCTACAACAATGCGATGCGTGCCGACCAATATATGGCCGCGGTGCGGGCCATGGATCAGGTCGCCAAGCTGCTCGACCTTTATCCGACCGACAAGCAGCAGCTTGAGGTGACGCTGATCAATAAGCCGGCCAGCGACCCGACCAAGGTGGTCGAGCTGTCGGTGGAAGACTGGAAGAACCAATTTTCGCCGAAGGAAGTGACGCAGCAGTGAGCGCCAAGAAGCCGGTCAGGATCCGCCACGGCTTTATCCCACAGCCCGGGCCCCAGACGGCCTATCTGAAGTGCCCGACCGACATTGTTGTCTATGGCGGCGCCAGGGGCGGCGGCAAGACCTTCTCGGCGCTCGGCGAGTTCTGGATCCACGCCGAGCGGTTCGGCGAGAACGCCCGCGGCTTGATGATCCGCAAAACCCGCGAGGATCTGAAGGACAGCGTCGCGGTCGCCGAACGAATGTACGGCAACGCTGCCAAATGGCAGGAAAAGGGCGCCTATTTCAAGTTCACGACCGGCGCCCGGCTTTACATGGCCTACCTCGAAAACGAGGGCGATGCCGAGCACTACCAGGGCTGGAGCCTGACCCGCGTCTACGTCGAGGAGCTGACACAGTTCTCCTCTCCGGCGCCGATCATGCGGCTGTTGGCGACGCTGCGCTCGACCGCCGGGATCAAGTGTCAGATGCGCTGCACCTGCAACCCCGGCGGCCCCGGCCATCTCTGGGTCAAGCAATGGGCCGTCGATCACGGTCCGTATAAGGTCGTCACCGACGATGAAACCGGGCTCCAGCGGACCTTTATCCCGGCGCTGCTGACTGACAATCCGGCGCTGCTGGAGGCCGACCCGAACTACATCAACCGCTTGAAGGCGGTCGGCTCGCCGCAGCTCGTCAAGGCGTGGCTCGAAGGCGATTGGTCGATCATCGAGGGCGCCTTTTTCGAGGAGTGGAGCGCCGCCCGCCACGTCATGGAGCCGTTCATTCTGCCGTGGCACTGGACCCGGTTTCGGGCCGCGGACTGGGGCTCCGCCCGGCCGTTCTCGGTCGGCTGGTATGTGGTGGTGCAGGACGATTTCATCCACGCCGGCCGGCGCCTGCCGCGCCATGCCATCATCCGCTACCGGGAATGGTACGGCTGGAACGGCAAGGAGCCGAACATCGGCTTGAAGCTGACCGCCGAGCAGGTCGCGGCCGGCATCGTTTCACGTGAAACGGCAGCGAGTGGAAGGCGAGAGGAGATCAACTACGGGGTCATGGACCCATCCGCCTTCAATGTGGTCAGCGGTCCGTCGATCGGCGAAACCATGGCGCGCAATGGGGTGATTTTCCGCCGCGCCGACAACACCAGGGTGACCCGCGATCGGCGCATGGGCGGCTGGGATCAGGTCCGCGCCAGGCTCAAGGGCGACGCCGATGGCGACCCGATGCTGTTCGTGTTTTCAACCTGTCGGAATTTGATCCGCACATTGCCGGTTATGCAACACGATGACAACAACCCCGAAGATTTGAACTCAGATATGGAAGATCATGCATGCGACGAGCTCCGTTACGCCTGCATGTCTCGACCGTTCCGCGCGACCGTGGTAACCCAAGCAGATCGTAATCCCCTGCTGATTGCCAACGTCTTCAGGCACCACGAGTTGGGGGGTTAGACCATTGCCGGCACCGTTGCAGCCTGATCAGGATCCTCGCCAGATCCTCGCTGCGATCATGCGCCAGAGCCCGCTGATGCAGGGCGGCGGCTCTCCTATGCCGGGCTTTAATGGCCGCCAATCGACCAATGTCGACATCGCCACGCCCGAGCAGCAGCAGGCGCCGACGCTGGCCGAGCTGACGCAGCAATTTGTCACGCCGGAAGGCCATCGCTATCCGACCCCTTACGTCTCCAACTGGGACGCTCTCCACAAGCGCCATCTGATGGATCCGACGCCGGTCGCGCGGCAGGACCCCGAAGCATTTGCCACTGATGTGCCGGAAGTGCTGTCGCGGCAGATCCCTGTGCCTGGGGCGCCTGAGATGGGCTTTGTTCAGAACCCCGGGACGTTTATCTCGTCGCAGAACAAAAACCGCCAACTGATCGGCAATGCCGATCCGGCTCAATTGCCGCTGACGCCCGGTTCGACCTCGGCATTCTCCGGCAATGTGCTGCCGGTGACCAATCCGCCTGAGACGGTCTTCAGGCCCGGGTTGCGCTATGCGCCCTGGAACTTGAGGAACGGCTGATGGCGCGCGATCCCGAGATCGACACTCCGAACGTGCCGGAAGTGCAGTCGGCCACGGCCGGCAAGCCCGACCAGCAGGACATCCGCCTGCTCGACAAGGGCAGCCCCAAGCCGGACGAGTATGGCGGGGTCGAGGAGGTCGATCGCGCCTATTGGATCGGCTGCTTGGACGATGCCGAGCGCGCCGAGGCCAATTGGCGGCAGCGCGGCCGGGAAATCATCCAGATCTACCGCAACGACGGCAACGTCGGCAAAAAGGGCAGGCTTGCTGACGGCCCCGTTTCATTCAACGTTTTGTTTGCAAACACGGAGGTCATGTTACCGGCGATCTATTCGAAACCGCCGGCTCCGGTCGTTCGCTCGCGCTTCACCAAAGTCAGTCAGCCGATGGCGCCGCCGCCGGGACTTCTTCCCCCCGGCGTGGCGCCGCCCGGCGCACCGATGTTGCCGCCCGGCCCCGGTGCGCCCGCTCCAGGCATGTTGCCTCCCGAGGGTGGGGTGCCGCCTGGAGCGCCTATTGAACCGCCAGGATTGCCGCCGGAACCGCTTCCCATGGCGGGACCGCCGGCAATGGGGCCCCCGCCGGTTCCGCCAATGCCCGGCGGGGAGTTCCCTCCCGATCCGATGGCGCCGCCACCGCCGCCGCCGTTCGATCCCGGCCCACCACCGCCGCCGACCCCGTTCGGGGCGATCCCCGGGGCGCCGCCGCCGCCGATGCCCGGGCTGCCGCAGGCCGCCCCCAACCGGCCGCCGCAAGACGTGATCGAAACCGCCGCCAGCGTCATGGAAAAGGCGCTGGAAGTGGTGGTCGAGGACGAGCATTCGAGCGAGGCCGTCAAGATGGCGGTCAAGGACGTGCTTTTGCCGGGCCGGGGCGTCTGCCGGGTGCGGTGGAAGCCGATCATGGAGGACAAGCCCGTCACCGCCGGCGACGGCGCCACGCCGCTCCCCGAGGGCGGTGTACCGGGTGCGCCGCCGCCCACCGAGCCGGTCAAAGTGTGGGAGAGCGTCGGCGACGAATATGTCTACTGGGAGGATCTGCTCGTCGATCCGGTGCGGCAGGCGGCCGATACCGAATGGGTGGCCTTCCGCCACCTGTTCACCGAAAAGCAGCTTGAGGCCGAGTTTGAAGGCTCGCCGCAATACGAGCTGATGCGCGAAAAGGGCAGGCTCGGCGACCTCTACAAATGGACGGAAGAGAGCGCAGCAAAGAGTGCGGTCGGCGGCGGCTCGCCGATGAAGAGCGCCGAGAAGCTCGGCGACCACATCAAGAAAGCGATGGTCTGGGAGATCTGGTCGCGCAGAACCCGCGAGATCATTTGGTTCATCCGCGAGACGACCGGCGTCGTGCTGCGCGTCGATCCCGACAGCCTCAGCCTGGAGGGCTTTTTTCCAATCCCGGTGCCGATGCTGGCTATCCGCACCTCAGACACGCGGATCCCGCGCGCCTTCTTTGACCTCTATGCGCGGTTGGCGGCCGACCTCGATGAGACATCCGAGCGGATCTCGATGCTGACCAAGCAAATCAAGGTCAGGGGCGGCTATAACTCAGCCTCCCGTGAGATCGCCGGCATCCTGCGCGCCGACGACGGCAAGATGATCCCTGTCGATGGCGTGGATATGCTGACCGGCGGACTGCAATCGCACATCTGGCTGGTGCCGATCGATGTTTGGATGCAGGCGCTCGACAAGCTTTACCTCGCGCGTGAACAGCAAAAGCAGGCGATTTACGAGATCATGGGGATCTCGGACATCATGCGCGGTGCCACCAAGGCCAGCGAGACGGCCACGGCCCAGCGCATCAAGGGCTCGATGGGCGTCAATCGGCTCGATGACGCCAAGACCCAGACCGACAATTTCGTCCGCGATCTGTTGCGCCTCAAAGCTGAGGTGATTGGTCAGAATTTCTCGCCCGAGACGCTGGAGGCAATGACCGGCGAGGCGGTGACGCCCGAGGTCATGGACATCCTGCGCTCCGACTTTGGCCGGATGTGCTCGATCGATATCGAGAGTGATTCGACGGTTGCCGTCGATGAGCAGGCCGAGCAGCAGGCCATGGCGATGGTCATGCAGTCGGTGCAGGCGGTCATGCAGGGCGCGGTGGCGATGTTGCAGACCGGCCTCTTGCCGCCGCCAATGATCATGCAGCTCAGCCTAGAAATGTTGAAGATGTTCTTGCACCCGGTACGTTACAGCCGCGGCGTTGTGGAGCTGATCGATGAGTTTCAAGATCAACTCTCCGCCCAGATCGGCATGATGGCAATGATGCCACCGGGCGCCCCTCAGCCAGGAGCCCCGCCGCCCCAGGGTGGACCG